AGAACAAGAGTTGTAAACACTTTAACACCGATCTTTGAAAACGCAAAGAATACGGAAGGTCTTTACGATTACTTGATTGTTTGCGATGAGCGCAATAATACGCCAGAAGTAATTGATCAAAACGAGCTTGTAGTAGATATCTACTTAAAGCCGACGCGTACAGCAGAGTTTATCCTAGTAAACTTCTATGCTACACGTACAAGTGCTAACTTCCAAGAATTAATCGGCTAATATGACTAAAGGTCAAACGATTTTCTTCACAACACCATTCGATAACAACGAACGTGCTGGGGTCATCCAAGAGGTGACCTCAGTAGGTTATCTTATTAATAATGTTTGGTATACAAAAAAGGATGTTAAAATAAAAAGCGTACTTTTAGACAATAAAAACTACGCTGCAAACCAGCAACTTATACTAGGATAATTAAATAATAATATGGCAGACGTAAATCAAACAATATCGGATTTCTACACACAAGCACAGGCAAAAGATTTCTCACGTACAAACCTTTTTAGAGTGCTTAACATTAATTTCGGTGATGGTAGTACGCAGATAATTGGTGAAAATGATCTAGTGTATGCCAGAACTGCCTCATTACCAGCCAAGTCAATTACAAACGTTCAAGCCCCATATATGGGTTTGAATTTTAACATACCAGGTGTAGCTCAATACCCTGGCAGTGAAGCTTATGTAATTAACTTTTATGCTGATGCTGCTCAAACATTAAGAGAAAAATTCTTAACTGTTGTTAATGATACTTTTAATGATGCAACAAGCACAGGTAATTACTTCACACCTAAACAATCTGCAGTAATTGATCTTTTACAGTTAGATAAGCAGTTAAACAAAATTGCACAATATCAATTAGTTGGTGTTAGTATAAGAGAAGTCGCAGCACTTGAATATGATATGACATCATCGGGTGATATTCAAAACTTCAACGTTACATTAGCTTACCATTACTGGCGCAAAACAAGCTAATATAAAATATATATACAAATATAATGCCGTACAATACGTACGGCATTTTTTATGATTAAATATTTACATGCCAGGTATTCTTAATGCATTAGGTAATGCTGCAGCGGGATTAGCTACTATTGGAGGGGTAACCCAACCAGGTGGCGCTGCTCAACCAAGCGTAATAACATCAAATTTAGCTATACCAGGAATACCTCTTATAAGTTTCAGAGATTATTTTCTCACGACTATGGAGTCGTGGGTAACTACAATACCTTTACGTACCCAATATATAGCATTATTCGATAGTTTTCCCTCACAGTTAAACACCAACGTATTACAAAGTCTAGAAAGAATACAAGGTGACAACAAAGGATGGGATATAGATACAGCAAAGACTGCCCTTTTAAATTACCCATTACAAGGTATAGTTGGTTGTATATTCGTGGACGGTATTAATATACCCACCGAAACACTCGGAGGGGGATTTGCACCGATAGAAAATAATAGAGGTTTCCTACAAGGTAGTATATTAGAAAATAGAGACGCATTTGCAAATAATAATCTAACTATTCAGTTTAGAGAAACCAATACATCTTTTGTAGACATGATAATGAGACCATGGGTTATTTTAGCAGCTCACAGAGGTTATGTAGCTACAAGAACGCCTGAAGAAAGTATTAAAACTAACATAACTATTATTCAATATTCTAGAACTTTCCAAAATGTTTCCCAAATACCACGCAAAGTCTGGAGATATTACGATTGTGTTCCTCTTACTGTCGGTACTCGTAATTTAACATACGACACAGAGGCTGTTGAAACGTATGATGTTCCCTTTATATATGATAGATATTCGGTAGAAAGTAATCTATACGTACCGTTACCAGATCTTATATCAAAGATCGGTAAAGGTAGATTACCTAGAATATCACCATTACAAAGATGACATATGATTTCATATATAAGCAACAAATCTTAAATAAAACTTTTGACATAAGGGAAATATCATTTATAGAATACAGAAATTTAGTAAAAAATATTCTATCAGATGACGTTAAAGTTGTTGAAAATGCTTTTGAACAATTTTTAAAATGTGTTCTTTTTAAAAAAGAGAATCTTACTGTTCAGGAAAAGTTTTTAATACTTTTAAAATATAGAGAACTGATACACGGTAAACAGGTAGAGTTTTTTGCTAATGATGCAAAGATAAATTATTCTATAGATAATATATTTGATTTTTTCCATAAAAAACTTCCTTTTGTTGAACATGAGCAAGACGGAATCATTTTTAGTTTTGGTCTTCCAACAAAAATAGTTCCTGATAATGATAAAATACTTTATATTGCAAACTGTTTGAGGAAAATTAATGGTGAGGAAGTTTTTATTAATGATATATCTAGTTTACCAGCTCTTCCTATAAATCAGATATACAAACAAATTACAGATTTATACGAACCATTAAAGTTTAAAATACAGTATATTGATTACGATGTTTCGTTAATAGATATTTCCTTTTTATATTTCCTTAAATCTATATTTGCCTATGACTTACAAGGGTTATATGATATTGAATACTCTTTGAGAGTTAATTTAAATTTTTCAATAAATGACTTACAAAAACTTTCATTTCCAGAATGTAATGTAATGTTAAGACTGTACAATAAAGATGTAGCAGAAAGAGAGAAAGCCGCAAACCCGGTTGATTCCAATAATTAAGTCATAATTATTGATATGAGTGAGCAAAATTTAAATGATATTCTCAAAGACTTGAAGAAATCAGAAGAGAAATTAAAAATATACATACCAACATTAAAGAGAGAAGTTTCTTTTGTACCACTCACACTTTCACAGCAAAAGAATGTAATTGATAAAATTACCTCTAGTAGTTTTGGTATAATTGACTTTTATAATAGTGTTTATGATGTTATAAAGACAACATCAACAGAAGATATTTCAACATTTACTACTATTGACCGTGTTAATATTGTTTTAAGTTTTAGAAAATATATTAATTCAAACTATGAAGATATCGATGTTTCAAAGGTATTAGAAAAGAACGTTAATATTAACTTACCCGGGTTAAAGAAAACTATCATAACTGATAAGTTTACTTTTGAGCTATCTGTGCCTAATCTCGTTACAGATTTCAAGTTTAATAATTACGTTATTACAACATATAAAGACGAAAGAATGCTTTTAGGTAAATTACTAGTTAATGAGTTATCAAAGTTTATAACAAAATTTACTGTAAATGAGACAGCTAAAACTGTAGACTTCAATACAACGACGATTAAACAAAAGTTCAATTTCTTAGAAGCTATAGATTCTAAACACTTTAAAGAGGTATTTGAATACATTAATCAAATACGTGATATTGAAGTAGAATTTGTTAAACTAGAAGATAAGCAAATAGAAATCGGGCCTGAATTGTTTATTATGTGATAAATATATAGATGGCAGACGTCACTATTGCAGATGCATTAGCTTTATTTACTAAGGTAAATACTAAGTTAATGGATAGAGTAACGAAGCTTGAAAAGACTTCGAAAGACACTGGCGTTGCTGCAAAAAAAGAGCCATCAAAAGTATTAGATGAAGCTGTACCTGTGCAGGTTGAGAGTTTCGGTAAAAAAGCTATTCAAGACTTATCAAAGATAATTGGTAAGGTGCAGCCAGTAGAAAAAAAAGAAGAACCGAAGAAAAAAGGTAAGGGGTTACTAGATTGGCTACTTGGAGCTTTAGGTTTGCTAGGGGCTGGTCTTGCTTCTCTATATGATAAGATAAAAAAATGGATAACTGATAAACTAATAGGTGCTTTTACCAAGGTTAAAGATCTTTTAAAAGAAGGTCTTAAGAAAGCTTGGGATGGTATAAAAGGTGCTTGGAGATCTATTAGAAGAGTGTTTAGTAAAATTGGTGGGTATTTGGTAAAAGGAGCTACATTTATCGGTGATAAAATAAAAAGTGCTTGGGAAAAGATCAAATCTTCAAATTTCGGTAAATCAGTAAGTAGTTTTTTTAGAAGAATTGGAAATAGAATTGCTTCTTTTGCTGATAAAGTAGTGGATGGTGCAAAAGCACTGGGTCAAAAGGTTTTAGAAAAATTTAACCAAGCAAAAGACGCATTAAAAAATTTAGCTGCAAAAGCTTCAGAAGCTGTTTTTGGAAAAGCAGGTCAAAGAACAGTTTTAGGTAAAGCAGTTGATGTTACAAAGGGAGCAGCTAAAGCTGTCGGTGGTGCTGTTGCAAAAGGCGCTACCGCTGTAGGCGATACAGCAAAAGCTGCTGGCGGTGCTCTTGCAAGAGGAGCAAGAGCTGCAGGCGGTGTAGCAGTGTCAGCTGGTAGAGCGGTAAAATCAGGTGCAAATATAGTAGCTCAATTTACAAAAAAGTTAGGCGGTTTGAAGTTTACAGCTAGTCTTTTCGGTAAAATATTAAAAAGAGTACCTATATTGGGTGGGTTGATAGAAACATTTTTAACAAACAGTGACATCAAAGATATGGTAGAAAAGCATCTTAAAGACCCTTCCAAATACACAGAAGAGATGCTATACAATGATATTGGTTTAAGAATATCTGAGGGTATCGGTGGTGTGATCGGGGCATCTGGTGGCGCGGCTTTAGGTGCTTCAGTTGGTTCTGTTATACCTGGATTTGGTACGTTTGTAGGTGCTATCGGTGGTGGTATAGCGGGTGACTTTTTTGGTAGAAAATTATTTGGTGCTATATCTAAATCTATAGGTGGTGATACGTCTAAGGAAATAGGTAAGTTTATTTACGATAAGGTATATAAAGACGGTAAACCAATAAAAGGTTCTTTAACGTCAGAACAACCTGATGTGGAAGAGGTTGACGATGCAGCTATTTACCCTGGCGGAAATAAGATAGTTAAACCTCACCCGGATGATAGCATATATGCAATGAAAGAAGGTGGCCCTCTTGATAAGTTTTTCAATAAAAATCTTAAAGCAAATCAAGAAGGAAATACAATTCTTAAAAAGTACGCAGAAAACAGTAGTGATATAATGAGTAAGCAACTTAAACTCCTCTCTGATAACAATAAACTTTTAAGCACGTTAGTGGAAAAGTTAAATTCACCAGTTAATGTTGTTTCAAGACCAACAGTAATTAAAAATACCTTCGGATTAGGGGGAGATTTAAGAGCTATACAAGGTGTGAACTCACCTACTAATTAAATATTAACATGGAAATATGGAGGCTATACAAAGGCGTAGATCAGACTCTACCTATTCTTCAAAGAATGGGAGCCGGTACGCAATCTGTCAATACTGATATAGCTGGTACATTACTACCTACAAGAGTTTATTCAAAAATAGAAGCAGTAGATATTATTGATGTTGTAAATCAGTTTAACTGGACAAAAAGCCCTATAACATCGAGAGGCAACACACCTTTTATACAGTTAATAGAAAAAAGATTAGTTATGAATAGTAACGTATCTAATA